CAATGATCAACTCTTCCAGAGCCTTCTAACTAAGTCATCAGACCTTGGAGACTTTACTAAGCAACTTCGCCGTACCGACAAGTATTTGTCACAGCCACAGGTTCAACAGCAAATCAATGCTAACAAACTCATGGTTCAGACTAAGTACCGCCAGTATGGCTTGAGCATTACTGAAGAAGCAGCAAACAACCTTGCTAAGAATGTTTTCCTTGGTGACTCAAACAATGAGCAGATTGATGAGAACCTTCGTCAGCAAGCCGTTGCTGCTTTCCCAGCATTCCGTGATCGAATCCTTAATGGAGAATCTCCACTATCCATTGCAAGTCCATACATCCAAGCAATGGTTCGTATCCTTGAGATCCCAGAAGGTGGTCTCGATCTGGAAGATCCAACCATCCGTAAGGCTATGCAAGGCAAAGCAATTACAGATGCTAAAGGCAATTCAACCTCTTATGAAACAGTTCCGTTGTGGATGTTTGAGCAGGGCCTATACAAAGACAGTCGTTGGCAGTACACATCTAACGCTAGAGGTAAGGCAGACACAATCACCCTACAACTGAAAGAAATGTTAGGACTATAAGACATGGCAAAACCAAAAAAAGTCACGGCCAAATCTGGCGATACATTATCTGAGATTGCCAAATCGAACGGTACTACCGTTGCACAGATTCTTTCAGATAACCCAACACTTGCAGCTCGTGCATCTGCTGGTCAAACAGTCCTTTATAGCGGTACCAAAGTAAAGATTACTGCACCAGATACGGCAACTAACCCTTATGGTGCAAGCCAAGCAGGTACTGGTGCAGGTCTTGGTACTGGTTCTAATCCTGTTTCAAATGTTGCAAGTCCAACAGGTGTATTTGATATTGGTTCATTTCGTGCATATGACGAAACCGATAAAAAGATTACCGGTGTTACAGGTGTAACACCTACTGGTGTAACTGGTGATGGAACCAAAGTTGATGGTGATGGAACTAAGGTCGATGGCGATGGAACCAAAGTCGATACTGGCGGAAAGAAAATTGTTTCTCGAGTTACAAATGCTGATGGAACAGTAACCGTAACTTATGATGATGGAACTACTGAAGTAATTGGAACCCCTACAGGTAAAAAAGTTGTAAGAACTGAAATCCTTGGATCTGGTGCAAATCGTGTAATTCGTACTTATTATGATGATGGAACATTTAGCGATACTCCATCACCAGATAGTTCAACTGGTGGAATGACACCAGAAGATATCCAAAAGGCAATCGATGCTGCTATAACTAAAGCAACAGCAGGATTTGAAGCACAACTTAAAGCACAGCAAGCAGCAGCAGATAAGGCTCGTCTCGATCAGTTAGCCAAGGAACGCAAGTCTGCTTATGACATCATTACAGAACGATTCACCCAGATGGGTGTTCCAGAGTTCGGAGATGTTATTGCCAAGATCTTCCGTGGTGAAGGTGTAGATCGCAGGGGTAATAAGTTCGATGAGATCCCTACAACCTCAGAAGGTTTCTATCTACAGTTAATCCAGACTCAGCCATACTATGAAAGATTTGGTCAAGTAAACGAATCTCGTTTGGCTGCTGGATATCGAGCATTGGATGAGAAGACAATCGTTGGAATGGAAGACGAGTACCAGAAAGTGCTTACTTCATACAATGCACCAAAGGGATTCTACGATCAGACTAAAGACTTCCAGATGTTCCTAAAGAACAACTACACAGCAGTTGATGTATCAAATGTATTCCAAGCATATAGAGACTTTGTGCAGTCAACTAACCCAACAATCCGTGGACAACTCCGTGACCTATACGGAATCAACGATGATATGTTGACAGCATATTTTGCTGATCCAGAGAGAGGTCAGCCAATCCTTGAGTCAATCACCGGTAAGAATCTCAATACTGCCGCTGCATTGCTAGAAGGTTTGACTAAAGAACAAGCAGATATTGCACAGCAATACGGTGCAGGATCTCTTGCCTATGGAACTCAACGCCAGAAGTATTCACAAGTTTCACAGAACATCCAGCAATACGGAAACCTTGCTGAGATCTATGGTGAGAACTTCGGAGCCAAGGAAGCCATTGCTGCTGAGTTCGGTGCAGATACTGCATCACAGCAGATTATGGAAAGACTAAAGGCAACTAACCTTGCACAGTTCTCTGGCACCTCAGGAGTAGGTCAGAGAGCATTGAGGCAAAGGGCCCAATAATTGAATGACAGGGTGATTGGCAATCATCTGGGTTCGAGACCCAGACACCCACTCCATCTCTTGAAATGCCGGAACTTGAGATGAGTATTAGCCCGGAAGTTGGAGCCAAGTAGATTCCCCGATCTATTTGAGGCCAGCGACAAACAAACAAAAAGGGAGTAGGACAAATGTCCAATTACGAATACGATGAGGATGACTTCGAAAACGAAGGTCAAGAAGATAGCTTCACCAACCTACGCAAAGCAAATAAGCAAAAAGACAAGCAACTGAAAGAAATTCAGGCAGAGCTTGCCGAACTGCGTAAGGAAAAACGAGATCGAACTATCAAAGAAACCTTGTCGGCTCGAGGAGTGAATCCGAAGATTGCTTCATTCATTCCGCAGGACATCGACCTCACGGAGGAATCGTTGTCGAAATGGCTTGAAGAAAACGGAGAAGTCTTCGGTGTCTCAAGTCAAAGTTCAAATCAACCAAACCCAAACTTGCCAGAAGGTTTCAAAGAAAACTACATCAAGGCTCAGTCAACAGTCGATGCCGGTCTCACAGCCGACAGAGAACGATTGATTCAAGCCCAGATGGAGGAAGCCGCTGCAAAGGGGCCAGAAGCCCTCAAGCAGCTCTTTGCTGATCTAGGTAAGCAGGGTTACTAACCCATAGAAAGGTGGTAGTGCCAAATGGCAACTACACAAATCTCTGGTCTAGGCAACCTCGTAGTCAATGCATATGACACATATGTTCGTGCTGCACTCCGCTCACTTCCTGTTATGCGTTCTGTTGCAGATCTACGCCCTGTCTCTATGACCAACCCGGGTACAACTCTCAAGTTTGCCGTTTACGACAACTTGACTGCTGCTACCACAGCTCTAACCGAAACATCCGATGTAACTCCAGTTGCATTGGGTAACCCATCTCAAGTTACTGTAACTGTTACCGAATACGGTAATGCAGTTGAGCAAACTGAGAAGGTAAACCTTGCAGCATTCTCTGACATTGACACAATGATCGGTGATGCTATTGCATACAACGCTGCCGATACTCTCGACAAGCTTGTTGCTACTGCCCTTACAGGCGGAACTGTTGTTAAGTACGGCGGAACTCGTACATCAACAGCAACTCTTACAGCATCTGATGTTCTTTCAACAACAATGCTTCGTAAGGCTCAGACCACCCTTCTTGAGGCATCAGCACAGCCTCGTATCGGTGATCTTTACACCTTGTTCATCCACCCTCGTCAGGCTTTCGACCTTCGTGCCGAAACCGGATCAGGCGGATTCGTTGACATTCACAAGTACACAACCGAGAATGTTGGCAACCTATTGACTGGCACCATCGGTGTTCTTGAAGGATTCCAAGTTGTTCAGACAACTCGTGTACCTTCAGGTGCAGACGGTGCTTCATCTGCAACTGTTTACAAGGCTGTTGCAGTTGGTAAGGAAGCTCTTCTTGAGGCTAATGTTTATGATGTACAAACCGTCATTGCACCTCAGATCGACATCCTTCGCCGTAAGTCAGCACTCGGCTGGAAGTACTTCGGTGGCTGGGGCATCTTCCGTGATGCAGCAGTTTGCCGTTTGGAAACTGGTGCATCTGCTCTTTAATCGGAGCTAATTAGTTGAGGGGGTGGGGCAACCTGCCCCCTCTCTACTAAAGGAGAGAAATGGCAACTTATACCTTTTACCCACCGCAAGTGATGGAAGGTTTCCCACTACGAGACAAGTGGTGGAGGAGAGTTGTATCTCCACGAGGAGTGGCAGTCTTGATCGATGGATCAACTGTTACTACATCTCGAGCAGTAACTGAAGATGAATTGAAAGACTACGATTATGTCTTCCTCGGTGGAAGAAGCCATGTCGTAAGCGAAGCGGTTAAAGATGTTTTGGTAGGTCTTGGATATACAATAAAGACTCAAGCAGAAGCCGATGCAGCATCGGATGAAGCACATAGTGGATTCTTAGTATTGAGGTCATAATGCCGTGTAGAACAGGTTGCCCCACACAAGATCATGCAAACTGGGGAGAGTGCCTAAAGGCTTCAGGTTTACAAGTTAATACTGGTGATGCCAATAGCAGGAGAACGATGTCTCAGAAGGCTTGGGATGCAGAACTCAATGCTTACAAGTCAGCGATTGACCAAGGCATTGAACCAGCAACAACGAATATGAAAGACATTCGAGGAGCTGTTGAGTTATCGAACATAGCCGGTAAGGCTTTCGATGCCAACACCAATAGTTTTAAGGAATAGACATGACAACCATCGTTGGAATCCAAGGCAAAGGCTGGGGCCTTATAGCAGCGGATTCATTGATGGTGGCAGGTGGTCAGAAGTTCATAGCGACTGGTATGGATAAGGTCATAGAAAAAGGCGAGTATGTATTTGCCTTTGCTGGCGATGCAATCGCCGGAGATATAGCAAACTTTAGTTGGACTCCACCGAAGATACCTAAGGTGGTCAACTTAGATAAATTTATGATGACGGATCTTCTTCCATCACTTCGTCAAGCGTATGCAGATTACGGATACGATCCTTCTCCAAAGAAGGAAGATGGAATGCCAAATGAGGATGCTGGTTTTGATGCCCTTATATGTATCCGTGGCAGGATCTATCAGATAGATAATGATTTCTCTTGGTGTAGAGATGATCGAGGAATATATGCAGTTGGATCTGGCGGATCCTATGCAGCAGGTTCTCTATCAAGAGCTACGATTTCAATAACGAATACAAAGGTAGCGGCCAATGAAGCCAGAAAAGCAATAGAGATTTCCGCTTCGTTTGACATAAACACAGGTGGAAAAGTCAAGGTAATCACTCAAAGGGAGAAGAAATAATGCCAAAGGTTGGAAAGAAGGAATATCCGTATTCCGCAAAAGGTATGGCTATGGCTAAAGCAGAAGCAAAGAAGTCAGGCAAGAAGATGATTGTCAAGAAGGCAAAGAAGAGTGGCAGAAAAAAGAAGTAAGGCAGATCCCCGGTTAAAGAAAGCCGGGGTATCTGGCTTTAATAAGCCGAAGAGAACGCCATCTCACCCAACTAAATCTCATGTGGTTGTAGCCAAAGAAGGATCAAAGGTTAAAACTATTAGATTCGGTCAGCAAGGTGTTACTGGTGATCGGCAAGCAACTAAACGACAGAAGTCTTTTAAGGCTCGTCATGCAAAGAACATTGCAAAAGGAAAGATGTCAGCAGCCTATTGGGCAGATAAGGTGAAATGGTGAAGAAGAAAGCATTCTGGGATCAGAAGAACCCAAAGAAGAAATCAACCAAACTAACACCTACTCAGAAGGCAAAGGCTAAGGCTCGTGCCAAAGCGGCAGGTCGCAAGTATCCAAACCTTGTCGACAATGCAGCAGTTATGAGGAAGGGTAAGTAATGGCAACAGGTACTAACGGAAGCACATTTACAGCAGAACTTAATCGTCTTGCTAATGGTGGCACTTATCCAGCGTTACAGAGTTATGTTGATGATGCATTGGCTGCAAACACTTGGGCTGGCACAACTGGTCTGGATGTCGTTGGTGCCTTAAATGTCAAGGCTGGTAATACCAGACCTAATTACAAAGACCTTCGTGGTGTATGTAATCAACTTGGTGGCACAACCGATAAGGCTCCTGCTGCTGCCCTAAGAGCAAGAGAGTCATAATGTCAATTACTTTTGGTCAACTCGTAGATAAGGTTGCATTCAATATCCAAAGTGGTGCAGCTCAACAAGAGACTGCTACTTGGATCAATCAATCAGGTGGTATTGATTCATCTGCCACTACATTTGTGGTAAACGAAACCAACCAAATGGGTCGTGGTCTTATTGAGATTGGTGATGAACTCATCTATGTAGATAAGGTCGACAACCTAACTAAGACTGTCACCGTTGCACCTTGGGGTCGAGGATTCCGTGGTACCACAGCAGCATCTGCTGCTAATAGTGCCAAGGTTCTTATTGCTCCTGTCTATCCTCGCAAACTTATCAAGGATGCAATCAACGATACTATTCAGGCTTCCTACCCAGAACTCTTTGCAGTAGGAACCCACACCTTCTCCTTCAACTCAGCAGTAACTACTTACTCGCTTCCAGCGACTACAGAATATGTTCTTGATGTTAAGTGGCAGACCATTGGATCAACCAAAGAATGGCTTAATGTTCGGCGTTACAATACCGATAAGGTAGCCAACACAACAGAGTTTGCCAATGGCAAGACAATCAATATCTTTGACTCTATCGATCCGGGTCGTACAGTTCAGGTTGTTTATGCTAAGTCTCCATCAGTACTGACTTCTGATAGTGATGTGTATGAAACCGTTACAGGTTTCCCATCAAGTTCAGTTGACTGTATTACATACGGTGCCATGGCTCGTCTGCTTATGAATATCGATGCAGCTCGAGTACCTGCACAATCTGTCGAGTCAGATATGCTCGATCAAACCAAGCCTATTGGGGCAGGATCCTCAACGGCTCGGTTCTACCTTGGTCTTTACACTCAGCGACTTCAGCAAGAAGCTGCTGGACTACGAGATCTTTATCCTCCCCGACTCCACTATAAGAGGTAACGAATGGCACAAACTAGATACTATGCCTCAACGGCAAAGCAAGCCTCGCTATCATCCTCAATCGATGGTGTTGTTACCTCGATTACTCTGGATCTAACGACTGGCTTCCCAACCAACTATCCATATTCTCTGGTTATCGATCCAGATACCAACAAAGAAGAGATCATTACGGTCACTTCTTCTGGTGGTGGAACGACACTCAATGTCACTCGTGGAGAAGACGGTACCTCAAATGTTGCCCACTCTGCTGGTGCAACAGTTCGTCACATTATTTCGGGTCGTGACTTCAATGAATTTTCTGCTCACCTTGGATCGACAGCAAGCCCAACAACATCTGGAATCCATGGCATCACAGGCAATGTTGTGGGTACATCCGATACTCAAACACTTACTAACAAGACACTTACATCTCCAATCATTACAGGAGATGGTGTTGTTTTTGAGGGTACAACAGCCGATGCATTTGAAACAACTCTTAAAGCTGCTGATCCAACAGCAGATCGAGAGATTACTCTTCCTAATGCCACAGGTACAGTAACCCTTGATGGAGTTGCTTCTACCCTTTCAAGCAAGACACTTTCTAGTGCAACTTTAGGTACAGACCTTGCTGCTGGTGGATACAAGGTAACCGGTCTTGGTACCCCATCTGCTAACACAGATGCTGCTACTAAGGCTTATGTGGATACACAAGTTTCAAATCTTGTTGATGCAGCACCGGGTGCTTTAGATACTCTCAATGAGTTGGCTGCTGCAATCAATGATGATGCAAGCTTCTCAACCACGGTAACTAACTCGATTGCTACCAAGGTTTCCAAGGCTGGCGACTCAATGACTGGTGCCTTGTCAATGGGTAACAATAAGATTACTGATCTTGGTACCCCATCAGCATCTACCGATGCTGTACCTAAGTCATACATCGATACAGTCTTTGGATCGACATCTTCGGCTGCTACATCTGCTACCTCTGCGGCAAACTCTGCTTCGAGTGCAGCAACCTCTGCAAGCTCTGCTGCTACCTCAGCGACCTCAGCCCAAACCTCTGCTACTTCGGCTGCTACATCTGCTTCTTCAGCGGCAACATCAGCCACATCAGCAGCCAATAGCTTCACATCTATTACTGGTCTAACAGGATCTGGTCTTGTCCGTGATATGGGATCAATCACCGTTGCAGATACAACGACATCGACCTATATCAACATCTCAACCATTGCATCTAATGCTCAGACATCTGCCAATAGTGCAGCGACTTCTGCTTCTAGTGCAGCCACAAGTGCTTCATCGGCTGCAACCTCTGCAACAGCAGCAAGTACTTCAGCATCTTCTGCAAGTACCTCAGCATCTAGTGCTTTGACATCTGCGACCTCTGCTTCAACAAGTGCATCTAGTGCAAGCACATCTGCTTCTAGTGCATTGACCTCAGCAAACTCTGCAAGTACTTCGGCTACCTCAGCAGCATCATCGGCTACAGCCGCTGCATCATCTGAGACAAGTGCTTCTAGTTCTGCCACAGCGGCGGCTTCGTCTGCCACGGCTGCATCTACTTCTGCTACCTCTGCTGCAACCTCAGCAAGTTCGGCAGAAACAAGTGCAACCTCAGCAGCCACCTCGGCATCAAGTGCAAGCACTTCTGCATCGTCTGCCTTGACCTCTGCTAACTCAGCATCTACTTCTGCTACATCTGCTGCTAACTCAGCAGCCTTGCTTGGATCTGCTCTTCTGGCTACATCATTCAATGCCAAAGGTGATATTTTCGTAGCAAGTGCAAATGATACTGCGGCTGTACTTTCAGTAGGTTCAGACGGATATCTACTCACAGCTTCTTCTACAGCCACCAATGGAATTACTTGGGCAGCAGCCCCGGTAAGCCTTCCAAGCCAAACTGGCAATGGTGGTAAATACTTAACCACCGATGGATCGACAGCATCTTGGGCAACCATTACTACCGATCCATTGACAGATATATTTATGATGATGGGAGCCTAAGATGTCGTCATTTGCAATACAACTGCGTAGAGGTACAACAGCTCAACACGCAACATTTACAGGTTTGGTCGGTGAAATAACTGTTGACACCGACAAAGACACCCTCGTAGTACACGATGGTGTAACGGCTGGAGGGTATCCTTTAGCCAAGTCAACTGACACAAGTGGACTCGATCCATTCCTTCTGATGGGAGCATAACAAATGGCATATAAGGTACTTGGTCGCAAAGCAGCGGCCGCAACAACTGAAGAGGAACTTTACACAGTTCCATCTTCTTCCGCAGCAGTAGTTTCAACGATCGTTATTGCTAATCGTTCTGCTTCTGCTCGTACATATCGTATTTCAGTAAAGCCAACATCTGGCACAACCATTGCAGATGAGCATTACCTTGCATACGATGTAGCAATCGCTGCTAATGATTCGACTGCATTGACACTTGGTGTCACCCTTGCTGCTGGTAATTCAATTAGATGCTACGCCTCTGCTGCATCGTCTTTGACATTTACCGCATTTGGTTCTGAACTAGCTGCTTAATCTAACCGTTAGGAATTAAACACCATGGCTGTATCACGCTTTAGTAACTCATCTATTAAAAATGGGTTCCCTAAATACCAACGCTTTTGGGATCAAACTACTGGTCTATGGGATGGCGTAATTGACTATCTCGTAGTTGCTGGTGGCGGTGCTGGATCTGGAAATATCGGTGGTGGTG